ATAGTAACGCCGAGCGGACCAGCGATCAGCGCCCCACTATCGGGCGTTAGAACAGTAGCACGAGGATTTGCACTTGCAAAATCTCCCTCTACGCCCAAAGGGTTGTTGAGATTGACTCGCGTCTGAAAACTACCGATTAAAGGACTTCCCATGGTCTTCTCCTCACATCACCTGAATTTGACGGCCTGCGCCGGTGAACTTCTCTTCCACTGAAACTGCATCGAACGCCACTCGCGGCGCTGGTTTGGATGCCTGTTGCGCCAGATTAAAGAGGGCCCTGAGAGCTGGCACGCCGGTAACGCCTGCCCGGTCAACCTTCATCTGGTCAAGCGCGAAACCGTAAATGTCGGCTGCGGAGTCCTGCGCCAAAACGTCACCAACCACAGGCCGCACAGCGCGGCGGGCTTCATCGGCGGCGCGAAGGTCAGCCTTGAACTCGTCCATTGCATGCTTCATCTTGTCCTCAGCCTTCTTTTCCTCATCCTCGGCGCTGCAATCCTTGGCCTTCTTATCCTTAGCGCGCTTTTCGAGGCGCTCCTTGCGCTCTTCCTCGGTCTCTTCCTCGGAGTCTTCGGCGCGGCGCTTTTCACGCTCGTAACGCTTCTTCTTCTCTTCCATCGACTCCTCTTCGCCGTCCTTGCCCTTGTGGTCCGACTCGCCCTCTTCTTCTTTGGCCCACTCCTCAAAGGAAAGGTCTTTGGCCGTCTTGCCATCCTTCGCCTTTTTGTCCTTGGCTTCCTTCTCTTCGCGGGCCTTCTTCTCGGCCTCGGTTTCCTCTTCAGATTCCGCGTCCTTGGCCGCTTGCATTGCAGCCAGCGTCTCCGGCTTGCGAAGTTCGGCGTCCATTGCCAAGAGCTTGGGTTCGAGCGCCCGCAAATCGCATTGCTTGCGCGTCAGGCCGATCACCAAAGGCTTGAGAGCCGCGTCAGCAGCTAGCTTAGGCGATGCAGCACAGAGAATTGCGTAAAGAGCTTTGCCAAACTTCGTTTCCATCTTCTTCTCCAATTCGTTGTCCGCCGCCATCACATCTGATCCGGCGCGGCCTGATTTAACCAACGCAACATGATTCCCCTGAATATCGCGCATCACCCCGTCGTACCGCTGGCCCTCGTACATCCCCGGCGTCATGTCCGCCCGGTAGCGATACGAGGCCGATAGTTCCCTCACTGTATCCGTTTCCACTCCGGCGATTGCTTCCACATCCCAAATGCAAAGGTCTGCAATCAGATACGGAGCTTGAAACTCCACATCCGAGCCGATTGTTCCCGCGATTGAATCCTGTTTGGGATCGTCCGCGCTCACCGGCGTGTGGATGAACATCAACTGATTGCGAGCAAAGGATGGAGCTGCTTTGGCAAGTTCGCCCGGATCGCGCAGCAGGTAGTACACCCTCTCCGGCTCCAGGCCCAGCTTGTCCGCGTCTGGAATCTCGCGTCCGTAATAGGGATTGACCGTCGCCTTGGAGATTGGCGTCCGCAGAATATGCAGGCGTCCATCCGCGTCGTATCGCCGGTTTAGCAATTTCGAGTCGCAAGCGATCTCCATAGCTGTCTCGAATTCGAGAATTGCACTATGAAATTCCGATTGCAATACCGCTCTTGACAATCGAAAGGCAAGACGTATACTGTTTGGTCATGCCACCATTACGCCGAATCCGATGTATCAACGGGCACCTGCTCAAAATGAGAAAGAATCGCCAGCGCTGCCCTATATGCCAGTCCAGGTATCTGCGAGAGTGGCGGGAAAAACAGAAGAAAGGGAAATCAAAATGATTATCACTTATGAATTTGAGTCTGTTGAGATTGTAAGAGGTGCAGATGGCAGGGCAGTGGAAGGTGGGTTGCCTTCATTTTGCTTTGAAACTGAAGAAGCAGACCCCAAACATATTAAGATTGATGCGCGTCTGCTTCGGAAGCTATTGGAAATGGCTGAATCGGGAGTTAGGGTTCAAATGTAAATATCCTCACTCACCATGACTGACATTCTCGCCAACGCGGTATTCATCGCGCTCGCCCTACTTGCATGGTGGGCGCTCAGGAGGCACAAATTAGGCACAAATGAAAATAATCGCAGAGAACACGTACTATTGCGACGAATGCGGAGAAACAAAAGGTCCGCTAATCGAACTAAACGATAACGGAGACGGGAAGATTTTCATTTGCTTGGAGTGCTTGCAGAAGGCAATTGAGTTGGCGTCTCCTAGTGTTTCCACTCCGCCAATGCACCTAGAAGCATTCGATGGGCTTTTTGATGCGCATGACTGACATTTTTGCCAACGCGGTATTCATCGCACTCGCCGTGCTTGCATGATGGGCACTCAGGAGGAGCAAATGAAAATCAATGAAACGCTGTTGTCTGTTGTCTGCTTCGCTCTATTAGCAATGCAGTCGGTTTTTGCTCAACACTTCCCAGGAACTCCGCAATCAGCAAGGTGGAAAACCTACGAGGCCGACAATGGAGCACGGTTCCGGGTGAACATGGCCAGCATTCAGCCCGTAGCAATAGGCGTGATAGTCATGGTTCAGGCAATCGGGGTAGACCCTGGTCCCCACGGTATGATTTTCAATTGTCGAGGATACTATTTGTCTCCCGGCGATGAGGATACCGGATGGCTGCTTGCTCCACCGCGCTCCGTAGTGGGCGTCATCGCCAAAGATGTTTGTGCTAAACGGTGACTATTTCTCCACTGGGGTCCACGGGAGAACTGATCTCGATGTGCAGCGGCAGTTTATCAACTGCCCTGGGAAGATAAAAGCCTTCACGTCTGGGTCATACATTCCCTTGTCTACTTCATATATTTTACCATTCATTGCCACATGAGAGCGACGTGGTTCCTTACCTGCATGACTATGCATCCAAATACTTTGCTTGATTCCGATTTCAAGCTGTCTAGCCCTTTGTATGACAGCTGAACATTTATTTGCCTGGTCCCTTGCAATCAGCACGGCTCGGTTCGCCGCCACGTGGTAACGCGCTCTGATCTCCGCCGCCATCGACTTAAGATCGCGCCCCGCCGCGTAGTTGCGCATCACGATACCCTCAACCTCTTGCAGGTATTGCGCCGGTATCGACTTGATTAACCCCACATTCTCCGCCAGAGATGCCTCAAACGCATCGCGCATGGCACGGGTCATAGTGAACTCAATCGACCAGCCAGCCTCGCGTAGCGCCATCCTCATGGCCGCGCTGGTGCCCCTGAATTGATTCTTGAGGAATGAGTCGGCCACTTTGGGAGCCATGTCGTCAAACTTGTCCTGCCAGCGTTCCGCCAGCTTCTTGAACTCGAATTGCATCTGCTCTGCCGGGGTTGAATCGGACGCCAGGACGGGCGGAACTGCCTTGCGCTGGGCCTGAATCCAATACTCCACAGAATCAGCCATCTCACGGATGAGAGCGGTCATGCGCCGCTGATACCGCTGCCGGATACCGGCGTTCGGCCAGATTGCGCGGATTGCTTTAGACTTTTGAGGCATCAGCCAACCAGCTTTGAAGGATGCAAAATCTAATCAACTTCCTATCGTAGTGGAATCCAATACTGGGTTTATGCCACTGCCGAAGGAGCTTGATAATCTTTCCCTTACGCCTTCGCACTTCGAGAGATGCAGTATTCTGGAGGCGGTTCGCCAATGCGTTGATTTGTTCGCGCTCTCTTTGCGCAGATTTAATACGATCATCGGCTGTGATGATTCCTTCAAGTATTTCCCTCCATCCTGTCATTGCGTTTTCTCCTTTGCTGGCTTGCATGGCTCACTCTTCGGCGGTAAGCCGAGTACCGGATGTGATGCTTTGACGAGCAGGTGAATGTCCACCAGTTCTAGTTTCGTCAGCGGCCTTGGCTTGCGCAAAATGAATGTGTCACCACTCATGCGGTCCCCCTTCCAAGTTGCGCTTGTTCCTCTGCTTCATCTGGCGGAGCGATCTCTTTGGAAATATCAATGCCTTGGTAACCCGACTCGGGATCACGCGCCAGCCGCTCACGCTCTTCTTGCGCATCAATGACACCCCTGTCAATCAGATTCCCCGCCCGGATGCTGTCGTTGACGCGGATGGTCGATTCCTGCTCTTCGGTCATTTCGTACAGCGGCACGAACTCAAACGTGATTTCCGGGTCAATCTCCCCGTACATCGACATCTGGACTATCTTGAACATCTTGTCTATCCCGCTGCGCCAGTGTGCCTCTTGCTGGGCGTGGATGTAGTCGTACCAGATGCGGACCTCACCCTCGGCCACGTTGCCAAATCCTGAAGGCGTGATACCTGTCAGAACTGTTTCCGGTTCCCTCGATACGACGCAAAGCTGCTCAAGCGCCTGGGATTGAAGCTCATGCAACCCGCCCAACGGCACGGCGATATGCTCAAGCTCCTCGCGGTCCTTGTCTAAGACCATCACGCCTTTATTGCTGCGCATAGCCGTGAACAACTTGATTCGAGAGAACAGGTTTGAACCGTCATCCCCTCCCGTCAGCACCTGGTCCATGGCGGTCTTGAGAACCACGATAGAGAAGTTGTTGATAAGGTCTGAAACGCTCTGCCGAGTCCGCAGCCAGTTGTTGACGTAAGGCTCCGCAAGCTGTGATAGGCTCATCCCGGAGAAGTTGAATGCGGGCTTGAAGATGTCGGGCACTTCGCGGGTTACAGTGACAATAAGACGCGATGCGTCCCAATGCTCACCCATCACCCACCAGCTATCTGGCCTGTAGAAGTTAGGACTGGAGGGCGTCAGCGAGTTGTACATTAGCGGGGTTGTCCAGATCGGATCAACATTCTTGAATCCAATCAGGCTGTCTTTCTTTACTGTGCGCGGGTCTATGATGAGCGGCGTCTTTAGGTCCGCCCCTTTGATATTGATGAGAATCTGCCCTGTTCCGTAGAACGCATCATGCTCCGCCGCCTTGCGTATAATGCCCTGAATCCCAAGCTCCGTGAAAGCTTGCTCAATCTCAGTAATCTTCGTTTTGGTCGATTCATCCTCAGTGTCTGTGCTGTTGAATTTAATCCACTTGCGTGTCAGTTCCGTGGCCAGCGCCGTCGCCATGTTTCGGTATTCAGACCGCAGAGCTAAGAGCATCAGGTAGGGATAACCGGGAAAGCCTTCGATGTTGCTATAGGCATAGAGTTGAGAGCCGAACTGAGGCCCAGCGTCCATTGCCAGCCGCGCACACACGTAGGCCGGTTCTGAGTCCATAGCCACTTGAGCTATTGTTCCACGTGGAATAACGCCTTCCGGTATCACGGGAATCCTGATGGGATAGTGGACGCGCTCGACGGGCCCCTCAAGAGCCAACCGAATGGCCGAAGGGCTGATTCGCGTTGCAAGTTCGTTACCCTTGCGTTTCCTCTCGCGGTAACGGCGGACACGATCACTGCTGCTTGACGGCGATTCGGTTGGCTTCTGGTTCCCCATTATAGGCACACTCCAAAACGATTATGCACCAATTCTCTCATTTCGTCACGCAAGTAGTATCCCTCAGCGAAGAAATCGCCCAGGCGTGTCCATCCGTTACAGTAATCGAAACGCTGTGCCCCCTGCCAGTCCTGGAAACTACTACGAAGGCCATCCACGAGGCGTAGCTGGCTCTTCATGTACATGACGGGTGTCTGTTCTGCCTGCATATCCTCTTCGCTCCGACGCTTTCTCATTTACGCCCTCATTGCCTCCGCTATGGCCGCTTCGCTTACTAGAAGTGATGATGTGACCGGCGACGCAAACGCCATGACAAACGCATCTGCCAGGTTCGGTGACGGCACACTGCCGCCGATCCGCGTGGACTTTGCCAAGTCTTCCTTGCTCTCCACCTTCACCTTCCCGTTACGGTCAAAGTCTCGCTTCGGCGTTGAAAGCTCCGTTTTCAGCTTCTCCAGATACGGCATATCGCTGGAAATGCTGATTAGATCGTCGTCTTTGAACTTCTCGCCCCGGTTGATTGCATTGTAGGTATTTCGGAAACGGTCTGCGATCCCCCACCACGTCTGTGCCTTTAGGTTTGCGAAGAAGTCTTTGTTTCTGATTCGGTCCTGCTGGTCACTGACATAGTATTCCTCCGGGCGCTCTACTGCCGCCCCCGCGTTGAACTTGGCATATTTGCGCCGAAGATGCTTATCTCGCACTTGATTCAATTCGTCGAATTTCGCTCCGCACGATGCCCCAACACCTATCGAATCGTACCGAATCTCAGCCTGACGCTCGGAAGCCGCTGCGTAGGTCCGCATACAGGACTTGAGCAGTTCATCCTCACGCGCCCGCCACTCGTCAGACCATAAGGCCACACTGCCATGCGAGTACACGTTCGCGCAGGCGTCCTCTCCATCATCGGCCACGTCGAAGCCGATGGTGTGCTTCCCTGTGGCCTCAAAGCCTAGTTTTAGATGCGCGTCGATAGAGGCCTCGATCCAACTGCGCTTGATGACCGCACCCTCCGCATCCTCTTTAGGGTTTCCCATGTATATGTGTTGGTAGCCTTCCTCGGACTCGGCTCTGCATCGAGCAATGATCTTTTTCGCCGTCTCGGACAGGAATGGATTTTCCTCAAAGTTGATCTTGCGGACAACATAGTCAGCAGGAGGGTTGACCACAAATCGCTGATACGCGAAGTCGGTCGCATACTGGGGATTAAAGACGAGCCAAACCTCAGAGCCGTCCTTGCGGTTGATCGTGGCTTCGAGTACATCCCACTGCTCTTTGGTGAGGAACTGTGCCTCCTCTATCCATGTTATGTCTATGTCTTCTAATGACTTGATTTCTTGAAGGTTGCGAGCTAATCCGTAGAAAATGAACTCTGAACCTGTTTCCTTGTGAGCAATCCGGTTATCGGTTACATCGAACTCGTCCCTCCAGCCGAAGCGATCCATCTGGAGACGGAGCAACGTGTATACCGATTCCGCAATCTTGTTTTGAAACTGCCGAGCACACAGGAAACGCAGTCGGCCAGTCTTAGCCATGAGCAGAGCATTTCCGGCAGCGTCAGTTGACTTGGAACTGATGCGGCCACCATACAGCACTCTGCCAGTCGCCTCCGCGCTCCAGAACGAAGCCAGGGCAGGATTGAGTTTGGGGAGAGCAACAGTGCTCATTTTGCAGAGCCTTTACAGATCGAACAACCGCAACGAGGGTGGTGGCCAGGAGTTTTTTCAGGGGCGGCAGGGCTTGATACCTGCTCAGCATCAGCCTTGGCGACTGTGCTGCTAGTACGGCTTGCCAAGTGCGGATATGATCCTGCCGATTGTGCGCGTCCTTCCGCGCGGCGCCCCGACAACTTTCTGACGATCACCCACGAAACACTCCGCTCAAGTTCCAACGACTCTCTCCGCAACGCTTCCATTAATTCAGTCGGTATGCGAATTGATATGTGCTCGCTTGTGCTCGCCATGTAGCACATTGTAGCACAGCTATTCACCCTTTCCATAGAGCGCATCCCGCACAGCCTTCATGCCGCGAATCTCATGCTGGATCGGTCCGCCATTCGGGCCGGTCACCTCGGTGCGGTCCGTGAACATTTTCAGGTACTTGCCCAGCAATTCCAACGAGGCTCGCTTGTCGGTCAGTTTGTACTTCTTCAGGAGGCCGTATGCGTGCTTCTGATCTCCTGTGCCTTCAAACAGTTCCACGAATTCAAATCCAGCCACCGCCATTGCCGTTTCATCGTCAAGTTCGTGTAGTTGCTTAGGGCTTCCGTCCGATTCTAATAGTTTGCGAGGATCGAAGAACGCCAGCTTTGCGATCTCTTCAAGCACTCTTCCTGCGCTAATCTCCAGTTTTGTGAACACTTTGCCCGTTTTTTTGCATATCTCCGAACGCACCTTAGGATTACTTAGAAGCTGCGCTCCCCAACTGTCGGCTCCCTTTTCGCTGTATCCTGCTTTGATTGCAGCACTTGTGGCGTTGAGGCTCACACAATACTCGGCCACAAATCGCGCTTGTCGTGCTGTGAGACCCTTAGCCATTCTCAAAGAATACCACAAGTGCAATCCTGAGCGCCTTCATCGCCATGCACGTTACCCGGTAAGGCGCTAGCAACTCGTCCACCTTACAGCACACCTATATATAAGGATACGTGCCGCTATATCATAATGCGATACGCTACGTAATTATTATGCGTTTTATGTACGATTATGCTTGACAATGATTATTGAAGTGGACTAGGTTTACATCATGCAAGGGAGGGAACAATGACACCCTCAATTATTGATTATGTTGGCAAGTTCATGCCCCGCGAAGTGAGCGATAACCTGCATGACGTGAATGATGTAATCGCTCTCATGTCCTCTCAAGGTTGGCAAGCCGCTGACTGCTCTACGTCTACATCCACTTGCGCCGCTACCAGTTGCGGCTTAACGGTGTCTGTCAACGGCTACGTATATCGCAAGTCCTTGGCAGCCTAACAGGTGCAATATCGCACCAAACCACAGTACAAATCAGCACAGCGGTACTCAACCGCATAAGGAGCAGCAAAATGGCAAACGCAAAGTATTTCAGCTCCTGTAATGGCGAGACGGTTCTCCTCTCAAATCCTGGCTATGCTGACCGCAAGAATGA